CTCCTTTGACGCGAGCTTGAGGGCGGTTAACTTGGGCCCGATGTGGTCCTTGACCTTCCCCGCAAAAGTCTTGATCTTGTCCCAGTTTTTATAGAGAAGAACGCCGATCGCGATCAGCGCTCCGATGATGCCGATCACGATCCCGACAGGACCAGCCAGGCCGGCCATGACCGGGCCGATGGTCGTCACCAGGGTGATGATGGATCCGATCGAGCTCGCCAGCGTTCCCAGGATCACCAGGAGCGGGCCGATCACAGCCAGGATCCCGCCGATCACCAGAATGGCCTTCTGTGTCCCCGGGCTTAGCTGGTTCCACTTCTCGGACAGGTCCTGCAGCCACCCGGACAGCTTCTCCAGGGCCGGATTGAGATATTGGAACATGGTGTCCGCGATCTCGTACCCGGTCAGCTTGAGGCTGTTCAGTGATGTCTTGAACTTGTCCGCCGGGTCCAGGGTCTCGTTGAACGTGCTTTCCAGGGATCCTTCCGCGTCGGTGACCGATGATGTCAGGGACTGGAAGTCCAGCGCCCCGCTTCTGGCAGCGGTCGCGATCGCCGGGCCTGCCTTGGCTCCGAAGATCTCGGAGGCCGCGTTCATGGCGTCGGTTTCGCTTTTGGCGCCCACGATGGACGTCTGGATCTCGTCCATGACCTCCGGCAGCGCTTTCCCCTGTTTGGCTCCGTTGACGATCGCCTTGCTGAGGCCGCTTAGGGCCTTACTGCTGTCAATGCCGGAAACCTCAAGCTGCCCCAGGAAGGTCGCCGCTTGGTTCGCGGTGAGCCCCATGGCCTGCAGCTGCGGAGCATTGGTCACCAGCGACTGGGCCAGCGTGTCCATGCTGATCCCGGTGTCCTGTCCGACCTTGTTCAGCAGGTCCAGCATACCCCCGGCTTCTGATGCCGGGACGCCGAAGGCCTCCATAGCCTTCTGAACCTGGTCAATGGAGCTCGAGACATCGGTCTCGTTCAGCTGCGCAAACTTGATGAACTTCCCGGACAGCTTCTCCAGCTCCTCGCCAGTCACCCCGAACCGGGTGTTGACCTCGCCGACGGCAGCGCCGGCAGTGGCGAAGTCCGTCGGGATCTGCTGGGTCAGGTTCTTGACCGACTGCTGCATACCCTCCAGGGCCTTGCCGGAGGCTCCGGTCTTCTGGGTCACGATGTCCAGACCCTCGTCGACTTCCTGCCATGCCTTGGCAGACGCACCCGCAGCGCCCACGATCGGAGCCGTGACGTACTTGGACATCCCGGTGCCGATGTTCTTCATCTTGTCGCCGACGTCGCTGATCTGCTTGCCGAAGGCCTGCAGTTTGATGTTGTTGAGTTTCTTGGCCTCGGTCTCAAAGTGTTTCAGCTGACTTTCCGTCTCGATGATCCTCCGGCGAAGGTCCATATATTCCCGGGATGTCTTATCGACCGCCGGATCGTCGTCCAGCTTGGCCTGGGCCTGCCGCAGAACGTCCAGCTTCTCCTTGGTCTGGGTGACCCTGGTCTTGAGCAGCTGCTGTTTCTGGGCCAAAAGCTCCGTATTTTTCGGATTGAATTTCAGCGCCTTGTCGACGTCCCTTAGGGACTTGTTGACATCCTTACTCTCGCTATCTACTTTTTTTAGGGCCTTATCCAGCTCCGACGTGTCCCCTCGGAACTCGATGGTTATGCCTTTAATTCTCTCGGCCATTGTTTACCTCCAAAAGCGATCCCAGTCTGCCTGCGTCGCGTCTCGTGTCCCGCTGCTGCCAGCGGACCTGTCTCCTTCGCCGTGGATCTCGTTATACTCCAGGACGTAGTCGACCAGATCGCCGAGCGTCATGGCCCGGATCGCGTTCAGATCGAGCCCCCTGTCGACACCTGCTATACAGACGGTGTTGAGGCTGATGGTGTCCTTCTCAGACCGCCGATCAGGGACAGGAGGCGCTTTGCGTTTTTTGAGCTTACCGAAGATTCAACGACCGCCGTGAAAAGCTCCGGCAGGATCTCGTCCACAGGGAAGGCCTCGAAGCTGTTGAAAAACTCCATCGGCTGCCCGATGCTTTTATCCTCGTTGTAGGCCAGGGACCACAGGATCTGCAGGATGGTCGTGGTCTCAAGTCCTGCCATTTTCCAGATGGCATCGTGCAGGCTCCCGGCAGAGATGAAGGCCGACAGGTCCTTGCCTGTCAGCACGCCAGCCTTGCCGCTGTCCAGGAACGCGGCAGCCGCGTCCAGAACGCTGTCGATCGCCGGCATGAGATCCACAAGGATGTCGTGGCCGAAGGTCTCACGATAGACGAACAGCCAGCCGGCGGATGTATTGATTCTGACCGGCGCCTCGCCGATCATGATGTCTTTCTTCATTTGGTACACCTCGCTTCGTGTATCGCTGATATAAGGGCGGGAACGCTGCAGCGATCCAGCGGTTCGGGTGCGACCCTATCCCGCCCCGTGTTGATCGTTCTACTGTGATACCACAGGCAGAACCGGTGCCGGCGGATTCGTGAACAGTGTCGCGTATCCTGCCGCAGTCTTCGGATAACCGACCTTGACGATCCCGGTCTTGTTGTCGCCGCTGCAGGTGAAGGGCAGCGTCTCGGTGTCGGGCTCGACTGTGTCTTCCTTGGTGTTGTGTTCCTGCTGGATGGAGCCAAGGGAGACGTTGTACAGGATCCCCCTGCGGCCCTCCTGGTCGCCCTCGCCCTGGAAGGCGATGTAGACAGCCGGCTTGGATCCGCCTTTGATCTGAGCGATCCCGCCGTCGGCCAGCTCCACGTAGTTCATGAACGTGGTCAGGAAAGCGTCCGGGAACAGGGCCATGACGAGCTCGCCCGTGTACCCGTTGTCACTGTAGCCCGTATAGTAGGCCGTATTATCGGCGTAGAAGACGTTCTCCTCACTCTCCGGATCCATGGACATGCTGACCGCGCCCGGGATGTGCATGGGCGTTCCCATCGTGACGGTCCCGTCGGCCGCCACGGTGTACAGACCGATGTGCACGTTTGAGATGCCGTAGCGAATTTTATCAGCCATGTTTATCTCCTCTCTTAAATATCGTAGTAAATGACGAAGACGTCCTGGTCGTCCAGGTAGACGTCTTCAGATTTGTAATAAAGGAACCCGTGCTCCAGCAGCAGGGTCTCGATCTGCTTCTCGAACTCCGGGTTCTTTTTCTTGTAGTAGTATTCGACCTGGTAGCGGTCCTCGGTGACATAGTAGGTGTTATCCGCCCGGACCTGATCCTGTCCCGCCCCCATGATGCAGAAGTAGGGCAGCTGCTGATCCTCGGAATGGAACCCATAAGCCACAGGACGGCCCAGGCCGTCTAATATCTCTTTAATGCTCATAACTCACCCCGCAGTTTTTTCAGCAGATTTTCTACACCACGGACCTCCGCCTTCTTGATGTGCTTATAAGCCTTTACTCTCCGGTATGGCCCGCCGTACTGGTTGAAGGACTGGTGCCCTCGCTCCAGCAGGTGGGTCAGCCGGTAGTGCTCTGGATTGCAGACCGTGTAGGTCATGGACTCGCCGGTCATGCCGGACTTCCTGACCTTGACCTCCCAACCCTTGGCATAGTCACCGCCGGGGGTTCCTGGGGACGTGTGTCTCAGATCGTCCCTGGTTTCGTCTGCCGCCTCGGCGAAGATCTTGTCGGCCTTCTCCTTTTCATCCTCGACGAAACCCTCCAGGGCCTCCATCAGCTGCCGGTCCAACTCTCCGCGCTGCTTGGCGGAGATCAGTCGCTTGGCCATTACTGATCACCGACCTTCCGCTGCAGGATCAGCTCGATCGCGTTGAACGCCGCGCTGGGTCCCTGGTCCCGGTAGGTCCGGATAATGGAATAGAAGGAGCCCGCATATAATGCGAGCTTTTCCCCTTCATAGTCCATAAAATCAGAAAGACGGACAGTCAGCTCCGGGTGCAGGTTGGCTGTGGCTGCGGAATAAAACTCGTTCCGCGTGATGCTGAACACCTGACAGAAGACCTCCCGGCGGGACTCCTCGCGGATCTCGTTTCCGTATTGGTCGTGTCCGGTGACCTTTTCCTTGATCAGAGTGATCACATCATCCATCAGCCTCACCGCCTCTGTCGAATATCCGGTTGTTCAGCTGCCAGCGAAGCATCCGCGGCATGCCTTCACCGGTGTCACGCCTGCGCCACAGCCACTCAGCATAGATGATCTGCAGGTTGTCGTCCGCAGGAGTCCCCTGCAGCGTGTACCCTTCCCGCTCGATCTCGCCCTTGGCTGCATTCAGCAGATGCCGGAGGCGCTCGTTATAGGCTGTTGTTTTGATACCCAGGCTCAGCCTGAGCATCTCCAGTTTTGTCTCCAGATCCATCAGATCGCCTCCTCAATTGCGTCTATAATTTGGGCCTTAGTCCAGGACGAGCGGATCCCGACCCCGTTGTCATAGGCGAGCTCGGTCAGCTCCGCTTTCGTCATGGACAACAGGTCGGGAGCCCCGCTCCCCTCGTCCGGTGTTATTCCGACGCCTGCGCGTTTGCGGTGTCCGGTGCGAAGGTGATGCCGGACGCGGACGGAGTAGTTCCGCTGATGCCGATGGCGACGAAGGCCTCAGCGATCGCCGGCTGTCCGTCATATCTTGCGGTTCCCTTGAAGACGGTTCTGTCCTCAACGAATCTGTAATGTTCAGACTGTGCCAGTCTTGTGCCAGCTCTCTCCGCGAGCAGGTACAGGTCGAAGTAGCCGCCCAGGATCACGTTGTCCGGTACGAAGTCCAGGACCTCGATGGTTCCGCCGATAACCGGCATCTGTCCGTTGACACCCGCCACGATAGCGCCGCCGGCGTCGATGGTCATGGCTGCAGCGACCAGCGCTGTGTAGGTCGTCTCGTTCATGACCCAGACCTTAGTACCGCGGCTGTACTTGCCCTTGGCTGCAGCCGTGTCGGTCAGGAAGGCCCGGAACAGGTCGATACCCTTCTGGGACGCCGCGATGGACTTGATGTTGGATGTACGCAGATCGACCCACGTTCTCGCTGTTGCCGGGTAGCCTGCCGGAGCCTGAGTCTGGGCCAGTCTGGTGAACACACCCAGCGGCATCCGGGTTCCTGTACCGAACAGGATCGCCTTGTCCAGCGCCAGGCCGATCGCCTGACCCAGGACGGTCAGCAGCTCGGAGGCCAGATCGATGTCAGAATCCTCCAGGGTCGCGTTGCAGATGTCGAAGTATCCGCCGACCTTCCAGCAGTCGACCTCGACGTCGTTGAAGCCCAGGGTCAGCTCGTTCAGCGTACCGCAGCAGTCAGTCCAGACGGCCTCCGGGATGGTTCCCATGACGACCATCTTGCCGTTGCCGCCGATCTGGCGGACATTGACGTGCTTATACAGCTTGGAATATTCCATGATGTTCTCACGGATCAGGCCAAGGAAGACCTCCGGAACCAGCAGCTCGGCGCCGCTGATTGCTCTCTTTTCGCTGATCAGGCTTCTGACCTGAGTCAGGAAGGACTGGACGTCCTCACGGGCGAACATGGCGGATCTGGTCTGCGCGTCCAGGCCTGCGAAAATGTTTCTTCTGTTCATGATGGTAATTCCCCTTTCTGTTGGTGTCGGATCCTCAGCCGGCGCTGCCTCAGCTGCCGCCGGATCCTGCTGGGCCTCAAGTCCTTCCAGCTCGGTCTCGATCTCGCGGACCGTGCCCTCCAGGCTTTCAATGCCCTCGTTGACTTCTGCCTGCTCAGCCTCGAAGGCCGTGATCTCCTCCTCGACCGCGGATCTCTCCTCCTCGGTCTCAGCCTCCTCGATCATGCCGGCCAGCTCAGCCTCGCGGGCCTCGAAGCCCTCCTGTCTTGCGCGAAGCTCCGCCAGGTCCTTGTTTACCCGGTCCAGCTCCTTACGCTTCATCAGTGCTCTGAGTGCCATGTGGTAACCTCTCTTTCATCTTGGCCCGCCACGCCTCGAGCTCGCGCTTCTTTACCTGCTCGACCTGCTCCTGGCGGGCTTGCACGTTTGTCTGTTCGTATGCTGGGAAAGTGCACGCTGAAACCTCATACAGCGGATCGACCTTCTTGATCGTCCAGTGGATAGATCCGTCGTCTCGGTACTCCGTCTCCTCCTCCGCGATGTCAAAGCCGATCGAGCACCCGTCCACGTCGCCACGCTTAACCCGCTCATACAGGTCACAGGCCGCGTGATCGTTCGGATTGATCCGCACCTGTCCCCACAGGCCGTGGCTGTCCTCGCGCAGCTCCAGCGTTCCCGCCTTGTTGCGTCCCAGGACCAGCGTGGTGTCGTGATTGACCAGTGCCCTCACATCACCGCCCAGGGCCTCCGTAAAAGCCCCAGGAGCGATGGATTCGCTGAGCATTGGTGTCAGCTGATAGTCACTATTAAAAACGGCGAAATAGCCCTCGATCATGAGCTCGTCGCCGTCTTCCCTCGTCTTAAATTCAGTGTTGATCATGCGGACCTGCCGCATCCCGATTCCGTCTCTACTCATTGGTTGTACCTCCGTTCAGTTTCCCCTGATCTCCCAGCCGGTCGGCAGGAATGTAATTCTCCAGCATCACAAGCTCGTCCAGGCCGTCTCTTGGCTCCAGACCGATCCTGTCACGGACCTCGTTGCCGTCAACGATACCCTGTTTTCTCAGCTCGCCGAACACGCTGGCGATGGTCTGCAGATCCCAGTCAAGAAGGCTCAGCTCATTGAACCGCAGATACCAGGACGGGCTCAGGATCAGCTTGCGCGTCATTTCCTGGGCCAGCCCGGTCACGATGGACCGGACCGTGGTCTTGACGAAGCTGTTCCACTCCTCCTGGTTGTAGTTGCCGACACCCACCAGGAAGGGCGGCACACCGATCACGGCAGCCGCTGTCCGCTTGTCGATTTCGATGGTGTCCGCGATGGCCAGATCTGCCAGTGACAGGGGCTTGACCGTCGTGACGTCCATCTGCTCGCCCGGGATCACCCAGGGCTGACCGGCTCCGTCCGTCTGGATGTAGTCCTGCAGCATCTTCTCCCGGCCGGCCGGTGTGCTGAACGACTCGTTGAGCGCGTCGACCTTGATAATGACCGACGGTTTCCATTTGGACTGGAGGAAGCCTTTGGTGGTAGCTTGAGCCTGCTTTAGGTTGTCGGCGAGATCTCTGAGCGAGACGTTCAGTCCGCGCCCCTTCCACAGATATAGTTGATCCGGATTATGCACGAAGTGGAGCACGTCGTCCGGCCGGTATCGTCTGCCGTCAATATATACGTTATAATCGTTGTATCCGATCGGCTCCCAGCTGACCCGGCTGGCTGCGACCGGCTCCAGCTGCCGCAGGTACCCGGCCCGGGTGTGCGGGAGGACGATGGCGTTCCCCTGCCCGTACAGGAGCAGCGTCATGACGATGGACTCGATCCAGGTCTTCCGCGTCATGTACGGCATGGGTGTGATGTCGATCATCCGGGACAGCTCATTATTCAGCCTCACGTCCCCGTCCTTGGTGTTCTCCATCAGGTGGATCGTGATCATGCCGATCAGCTCGGCGATCTTGCGGACCGCTGTCATGATCTCCGGGTTGCGGTCCAGGGACGTGTAGCCCGGGACGCAGATGGACCCGTCTTCCGCCGATCCGATCACCAGACCGATCGCCGGCTTCTCTCGTTTGTTGAAAAATGGTATTTTCATTATTTACCCCCACCAGTTGCGGACCCGCTCCGCTTTAGTGTGCGCCTCGATCCAGCGGACCGTGGCAAAAACTGCAGCGTCGAAAAGATCCATCCTCATGTTGGGGCTGACCTTCTCATAGCTGATCATATCGTCTGTTTTTTCGATCGCGTGAACGTTGCTGACGCAATACTCAAACGCCTCCGAGTGCAGATAGTACAGCCGGCCGTCGGCGACCGCCTTCTCCAGCCTCCGAAAGCCCTTGGATTTGATGAAATACATCTGCGGCTGTTCCGTCACGCGGAACTTGGCCGCCTGCATCTGTGGATAGTATTCTTCTCCGGCGAATTTCCGGTCGTGACCGACCTCAACGATCTTAAACCCCATCCGCCGCATCTCGATAAACCAGTTGACCGCATCACTGACGTTGACCGTCGGGTTGTTGCACAAGGTCAGCCAGCCGTCGTCCTTCCAGCCGAACAGCGGAATATTATCCTCCTCGACTTTCCGGGCGGCCTCGGTGATGGGGAAGAACCCGTGAGTGATCACGATGTCCACGTCTTCCTTCTCATAGTGACCGAACAAGGCCGTGGCGGTCAGATCCCGCATCCGGGACAGGTCCGCCCCTCCGTACCAGTCGATCGGGAGCTTCGCCAGCTCCTCAAGGCTCCAGTTGTATTTCTTGTCCGACGCCTTGAACTCGTCCAGATCGAACCAGCTCCGCATCGACGTCGTGTATATATTCAGCGACCGGGACAAGAAGTCCTTGCGCTGGATCGGATCGTTCTGGGCCTGTAGACTCTCCTGGAGGATGTCCTCCGGCCGGATCGTCACCCCATAGTTAGGATTAGCTTTCATGTGCTGAGCCGGGTTCGTGTAGTCCACGTCGCCCTTCTCGTCCTGGTCGGCTCTGGCCACAAAGGCGAAGAAGCTGTCGTCCTTGACGATCCCGGTGGCGACCTTGACCGCGTACTCCTGCCGGGCGTACCCGAAGGAGTTTATATTATCGCCGGCCGTGGTGATCCCCACGATCAGCTTGTTCTGATAGGCCTTCATGGCCTCCTTGAACCGGTTATACTGGGCCGGCTTCTTGTAGGCTGCGATCTCGTCGCAGATCGCAAAATTACAGTTGAACGAGTCCTGTTTGTCCGGATTCGCAGCCAATGCGGTGATCTCGATGGATCCATCCGGCCGGCCGTCCTCGTCCGTGAACGTGTA